CGCTGGCGTTCTGCTATCTTTTTACGTTTATTATCTTTATTATCACGCCTAATCTCTCTATCTCGTTGGTTAATTTCTTTTAAATCTTCAGGTAGCAGCTCATTCACTATGCAGTCCTCAAAAATACAATTAAAACAATCCCTATTACACTGCATTCAATAATCACCTCACATTACAATTTTATGTATTCTTTTGCTTTCCGGCCTTTTGGCTTCTCTATAGCACTCTTCGTCAGCAAAGTCCCACCGCCGATTATCCGGCTTGATTACGACCTTGCGTACATCGTCAGCTATGGGTTGTCCATTTTCTGTACTTTTAGCGCAATCTAGAAAAGCAAAAAGTATCATCATAAGCGGCGCTGTGTAAAATATGGGATAACACTCAAGCAGCCTAACCATAACTAACAATACAACGCCGACCACCGCAGCTGATATTCGTATAATCCAACTATACATTTGACTTCACCTCCTTAGGCTTGCTCGTAAACGCAAGGTGCATGTTCATCTTCCGCACATTCTCCACATAAGTCATATATTTTAAAATTGCGTGGGTTATATTGAGCATTTATTTTTTTGCATTTGCTTATGTATCCTTTTGCGGTTTTTAAAGAATTAGCACATCCGAACGGATGTATATTACTGCGACATATAATTTGGTCGCTTTCGTATTCCATCATGTATCTTTTCATATAGTTCACCTTGCTTTCTATATCAGGTCAAATTTAATTTTTTTAACTTATTTCTTCTTTTTTCTAAATCCTCAACATCAATCCCCCAGGCTTCATAAGCTGTAGCAGTACTTACAGTAAAAAAATCAAATGGCTTTTGACCTTTTTCCAACATAAGAGTTCTTGCCTTTTTCTTTTTGTTGTATATCGTGCTTGCGGACTTAGTGCCAAACAATTCTCCTATCTCTTTATTTCCAATTTCAGGATATGCGTAATAAATCTTTAACGCCGTATCTATGCTTACAATTCTTACTCTTGCTCCCACTTTCTTTACCTCCTTAATCTAACAAATCAGCTTCCAACTAATCCGTAGTGTTGTAATCAATTTGATATAAAACTTAAGTAGATTAGTTATATATCGCTTGACATACCCTATATATCGTTGTATAATTATAATCGAAATACAAGATGTTCTATTTTAGTAAATTTAAATCATAATCTAACGCAATGGCTATCTTTATAAGTTCATCGGACGGCAATGTTCTATTTCCGTTAAACACCCGTCGTAATAACTCATATGAAATACCTGTTGATTTAGATAAGTAATAAATAGTTATGTTATTTTCTAGCATATATTGTTTGAGCTTATACTTTACTTTCATTTAGAGCACCTCTGCTATAAATAATTTTATGAAAGGTGGTGAAAATCATGCTGCGAAACCCTGTTGTGTCTAGCCGAATCTCAAGCGTTGGTTGGGAAAACGGCACACTGGAAGTTCAATTTCAAGATGGTGCTGTCTACCAATACTACAATGTTTCCGAAACTGAGTACCGTGTATTCATAAATTCGGGCTCACTAGGAAGATCATTATATATCTTAGAAAAAACGCACAGATATACAAGAGTTTAGCCTTTAAGTGACGAATATTTAATTATGTTCGTCACTTTTTATTGGAATGTAACCTGTAACTGTTTTTATTTTTACAGATTCAGCGCTGATTTGAATCTCCACATATGGTTTTTTTGTTTCTCTTACAAATTCGACCAACGGTTTTGCAAGTTCCTCAATTTTACTCAATTCTTTTTCTGTCATTTTCCTCACCTCCTTAATTTAATTATGTATTATATTCTGACACATCATGTATCACTATTTCTTCAAAAGGTATTAGATGTATTGAAATAGTAAAAGCTTAATTTTCGAACGTCACTTCAATAAATAGTTGGTCGTTGGGGTGACGTTCTTTTATTTTTTCAACTAAATCAAGAATTGTTTTCAACGTGTCGTTCCAATCGGTTAAAACTCTAAACTTTAAATTGAGCGTCATTTTCCTCACCTCCTTAATTAACATTACTTGTGTTCTGATGTGTTTTTTTATCCCTGTTCTGGGACGCAGGGGCCAAAAAAATTTTAATCTTTTCACTATCATCTGTAATATCAAGTAATTCACACATATCAGATATCATGCGAGTATCAAAATAAGACTTTCCGTTAATCTTTGAATTTAATGTATTTTTTGATACTCCTAGCGCCTTTGCTAAGGTTCTTTGATTATATCCTTTCTTCACAATGTAACTAAGTAGTCTATTTTTATCCATTAATTATCACCCTTTCATCCCTGTTTTGGGACACCATTATAATAACACATATTTTTGCACTTGTCAACCCTGTTTTGGGACAAAATTTATTATATCTTGATTTTTATATTGCTTTTTTGGGACGCATATGTT